GCATCTTCCCACATACGATAGAACAGATTTAGACCGTTTGGTGTAGAAACGATAATAACCTTTGTTGTCTGACCAGAAGAAATCGTAGGATAGGTAGACATGAAGAACTGTTCGGCAATGTTGTTTGGAACGAACGCGAACTCATCAAGGAAGATTATGTTAAAAGACCTACCACGAACAGATGAGCCAGAAGTTGAATCTGCAACTGCTCTGGACCCGTTGGCCAGTTCAATTGAACCTTTGTTCCATTCTTTGACGCCTTGTTGGAGAAAGCGCGGTAAGTATTCAAAGGCTAACTGTAGACGACCCATGATTTCGCGGGCTGTAGAAGACTTGTTAGCCAGAATTGCTATGTTAACGTTTTGATTGAATAGAATATAGTGTAGCAAATATGCAACAGATGTGGTAGTCTTGCCAACCTGACGCGGCAACTTACAGATAGAAAATCGATTTTCATGGAAAGTCGTGAGCATTTCTTTTTGGAAATCCCACATCTCAAATGGCATAAGACCATGATCCACGTTGATGATACGCATATAAGTGCAGGCAAAATACACAGGATCAGCAGCACACTTTATGAACTCATCTATTTCATGCTGAGTAAAGGCGTGCTTGTAGTCTTCTTTGGGTAAGTTTGGGTTATTATTGTAACCTTTATTCATTTGTAATAAGGATTCTTTGGATCGGTATCACCCGTCACATCTGGCCACCAGTCAAGTTCATATCTTTCGCCTCTTTTAAACATAGCCTTCATTGACTTGATGCGCTTTTCATATTCTTCTTTGCTTGGCTTAACATTACCTTCAACCACATCTAAGACATACTGTATCGTAACAGCATTTGCACTTAGACTGGCACATCTTGCTCCGACTTCGCTTTTAAGATGGTCAAGTAATATGCTTTCGCTGCTATCTGCTAGTGCGTTTGACAATTCGTGCGGAACTTTTAAGTCAACATAAGAATAGACATAATCATAGTGTGGAACAGGAGAAGAGTGTAGAATAAACTCATCTAGAACTTCAACTCTTTTGAAACCATCAACATCATACCATACCGCTCTATTAGCAGTCAATTCATCTGGCTTACCAAAAAACTTTTGAAGATGACTTGCATACTTGGCTGGTTCTGTATTTTTCCACTGTGATAGTGAAGAACTTTCTATCATATACTGTTTAAAGGTTTTCATTTTTCTTCTCTTCTTTTACTCGTTGAAGCAATTCGGCTGTGCTGCCAACAAAGACTGCCTTTTCTACTGTTACAGTCGTTTCTTCTTTCTTGCCATTATCTTTTAGGTCTTTTGTTTTCTTTTGCAAATCATATAAGTCTTTTGTCGTATCTGCGATAGTCTTCATCATCGTGGCTAGAACTTCGTATGCGCGTGGAGATTCTGACTCTTTGGCCAAATCAGTCAAACTTTCCATCGCTTGATTACCTTTGTTTATCAAGTCACGGAAAGTTCTGCGAGAAAGATTGTAATCTGCATCCGCATCATTTGGTTCGTGTGGAGTATTGACTATAACTTCCTGTTCTTTCTTAGGCGGTATAATCTCTACAGCATTTTCTATACCAAGAGCGTCACTTAATGCATTATGTGTTTTACTCATTTATTTCTGGCCATTCCTCAATTTGCACATCATATCCATAATCGTCTCCTGGTTGAGCAGTGATTGGATCAGGTTCAATTGTAATCTTAGACAGCTTCAACGGTGATATGTCAAAACTATCTATCTGATATCTAGCATTAGATGATAGTGCGCGAATAGTATTGTCTATCTTGAATTGTCCTTGAACTGCGCCCAATGCAAGTTTTCCAGTATTTGCTGTCCAACTCAATATGACTCCATAAGCATTCGCACTCTCATAACTGCTACCTTGATAAGCAATATCTTCTTGCTGAAATGTTCCGCTATTTCCAGAAACAAGATTCATGCGCGTGACATAACCTGCTTTCAAGGATGGATCGTTGAATATGTTTGCGATGACCTTGCGGATAATCTTTGGATTTGTTACTGGTCCATAGAAATGTGCCTTCATCGTAAATGTAAGAGTCCATGTTACAAATCTTACAGCATCAAAGTTGCCTTCATGTTCTATGTTGTTTGTAACTGTGTTAAGAATGATAGGCACATCTTTGAGAACACCAAGAGATGAAACAGGATCAATTGTGGCTGTATAGTCTGGATTGAAATACGGCAAAATTTGTTCTATAATTTGTGTGCCGTCATCAATATTTCTAGCATACAAATTGAGTTCAAACGTCAAATCATACGGAACAGCCATATAAGATGACTTAGCTGATGTACTAGAATTACCTTTAGCCATCTTTAATAGTGAGTTTTGCTTTCTTGTTGCGTCATAGGCTATTCCAGTTAATTCAAAAGAAAGTCTTGGAAGTCTTACTTGAATTTGTCTCTGTAAGTCTGGATCAGCACGAAGGCGAGACACATACTTTTCTTTTGGCGCATATGTGATAGGCACTTTCATGCGTTCAATCTCTGCACCAGTATCCTTGTTTGTTTTTACCAGTGTGATGTTATTGAACATTGTACCAAAAAGCACAACATATTTTCTTGTTAGTTTATGATAGAAATGTGTTCCGAACATTATGGCATTCCAAATGGATTGATTTCTGATAGGTCTATAAACAACGCGGCCTCAGTCTGTATTTCTTTGTTGTCGTAGTCATCATAGAATGTATAATCACCAAGAATATCTGTAGATGTTACAACATAGAGAGCATTAGATGTATTGCCTCTTAGATTTGTGGCTGTAGCAAATGTACCTACAATATTGTGTAGTGTTAGAACTTTTGATATTGGATCAAACTCTGTTACTATTGCTTTTGTATTCGATGTTGATACATTAGAACCTTGATAAACAAGTTCTCCAGATAGATAGTTGCCAGAACCTGTGCCAAGATTTAACTGTATAGTATATGATGCATCTTTCTCAACATCATCAATTTCTTCCACTCCAGTGTCAAAGTTTTCATCAGAGAAGCGGAACAGTTCGCAGCGCAGTTCGTACATGTATGGATTACGTTTGCCGATTGAGAAGAAGTTTAGTTCTTCTTCAACGAACTTGATTTCAAATATCTTACGCATAACCGGAACGTAAAGCAAGTCGCCTTCGCGCGGTCTATCAGCAATATTTGTGGGCACATATTTGTTAAATGTGCGAGTTGAAACGACAAAGTTGGAAGTATCTCGAATCTCTAGACCGAACTTGGAGAAGAAGTCGCCATCGCCTTCGTAGCCTTCTACGTTAGCAAGATAGACTTCCATCGAATATGCGCGAGTAAATCTGGCATTTATAGTTTCGCCATATATCTCATCATCGCCGTTATAGGAATCACGCGGAATGTAGAAGCAGTCATGACCCATTATCTGGATAGACTCGACAATCAAATCTTCCAATAGTCTCTGTTCGTTAATAACGCCGACTGAATAGTTGTTGAAATATACGGACGTTGCCATTTTATCCTACAAGAAACTGTGGTGGTTCTTCGAATGTATCACGAATCAACTGTTCTAGTTCTGTTATCTCTGCCGCAGCCTCTTCATATATCTGTTGACCATTCATCATGATACCGCCTGGTAGCTGCATACCCTGATACTTCTTTAAGTTGTTACCCCACTGGCGCTTGATATATGCTGTGGCCAGTTTCTTGAGCATACGGTCGTTGTAAATCTGCGGATATGTGTCAGGATCGATGATGATCCAACCTTCGATGACTGCCCATTCACCAGCAGAAATCGTTGCCCAGTTCATATCAATATACAATTTATCGGTATGGCGGTTAAAACGTACTGGAGTCTCACCAGAGAACAGCATGTCCAGAGTACGAATGTGCTGCATGGTTAGAGCATAGTTCACGTAGGATGTGCTTGTAAAGTCATAAAGTTCATGGAGACGCAACTGATAGCGCAGGTCGAACATATTGATAGTGGCATTTGACGAGGAAATAGGAAAGATACGAGTGACGCCAATGATGTTGTCTGTGATAGGAATCCAACCGTTGTCTATATTTTCTTGGGTAAACTGGTGCTTTAGATACCAACGTTCTACACCATCAAAGTGGAACTGCTGGATATACTGAAAAGCTTCGTCAATACGGTCTTCCACCTGGTCGTCATCCACGTTGATTTCGATGACCGGATGACCCAATTGACGCAAACACCAATCTTTTAATTGCTCTCTGGATGCTGGAACTGCCATTTATTATCTTCCTATAGGTTTGCATATATATTTATAATATTCGTGTGGAGTAAAAAATGATTGAAGATTATGTAAAATTTGGTAAATTGTCCAATAAAGAACTATCTATAGTTCTAAAAGAAAGTGAAAAATATAAGAAAAATGCATTTGCTGCCTCACTTGGTGCTGTCAATAAAAAAAAGGAATTAATAAAGTACAAAGATGAAAACTTTAGAAAATCTAACATATATTTTCCAGCACCGCAAGAAGCCCATAGAACTTTCAACATCATTCAGTCTCTTATAATCCAAGAATTTGCGGGCAAAAAACTAGACGTTGCCCACATATCAGAAGTACAGTTTGTTCACTATCCGTTGGGCGGCAAATTTGATTGGCATCAAGACATTTTGGGCATGAGACCTGGTGAAATAAAAACTCGAGGATTAACATTTTCGATGAACTTGAGTGATCCAAATGAATATGATGGCGGAAACTTGACTCTAAAACTTACCGAAGATAAAACTATGAGTCTGGGTAGAGAAAAAGGCTCTTGGATTGTTTTCCCGTCTTTTATTAGACACAGAGTAGATGAAGTCACTAGAGGTTCAAGAGAGGCCATAGTTGTCTGGTCGCATCTGACTATGCCTGAAATACAATCAATGAAATGAAACTTACTCTAGGAACAACGTATTACAATTGTCCAGATATACTTGAAAAGTTTATTGATCATCATATAAACTATTTTGATGAGATTATTGTAATAGATGACGGATCATCTATTCCAGCAGAAAAATATCTTAAATCGAAAGATAAGATAAGACTGTATCGTGTTCCTATAGACTACGGCTTCAATAGTCATGGATGTAGAAATCTCATTATGAGGGAAACTTCGACTGACTGGACAATTTTATTTGATGTTGATAGATTGATTGTTGATCCTAAGTTTGCCGTCGATACTATCAAAATGAAAAAACTTAGAGAAAACACACTTTATCTTTTTGAAATGTTTTCAGATTACGATAATCCAGAAACAGTTCATCCATCTGTCAATGAGTTTCTTGTACATCGTAATCACTTTTGGAAAGCGGGAGGTTACGATGAAGAACTTATTGGAATTAGAACAGGAGACAGAGAGTATAGAAAACAACTGAGTCATTTTGGTAAAGAACAAATACTCCATGGACTTCACGCAAAGTTTATAAGAGGTTCAAGTATGTCATTGAATATTACATCACCAAATGATAAAAACATAAATAAAAAACTTATAAATCTTGTTAAAAAAAGAATAATAAAACCTGATCAAAATAAAAAAACTTTAACTTTTGAGTGGTATAAAGTTTTTTAACGTTTGATAATAATTATGTTCTGATCTATTATGCTTGAACTACTCTCATCTTTTGTAATCTTTCAGGTTAAAGTTGGTACCCTTCATCTTATTGATATGCACCAAGTCGTTATTTTTCCACACTAGAACTTCGTTGTCTTCATAGAGAAAATCACAGTCTTTGCAGAATGGCACTTCATCAAATCTCTTTTCGGTATGCATCTGACGAAGCCATCTATATCTCTCACCATTCCATACGCTTTCAATAGATTGATTATCAATCGATCCTAAGTCTGCTTCACCATCTCTACCTAAAGTCTGACAGCAAGGAGCAATGGACAACTTAGTACCATTTGTTCCGCCTGCTCTTACGGTTAAATCTGGTGAGAAAGGTCGACCACAAGTCCTCTTCTGACCCTTTCGTTTATAATCTGGATCATATACACCTGACCAGTTATGCATTTTCCATATCTCAGCATATGTGCTTGCCGGCTCAATAAAGTTCTTGCGATACTGCTCTACTTCATAATCAATATTGTCATTGTCTAGAATTAAATGATAAGAAGCAACGATTGTTTCCGCTTCTGTGCCTTCAACATATCTTTGCATCTCGGTTGCATTTTTGAGAAGCAAATCGAATGCATCTCTGGCCATCCACTCTTTATACTTTTCACGATTGTATCCAATGATAGAGAACCGAGCAAGAGCAAGACCAGCATCTACGCACTTCTTCATAAAGTTGCCGCGCAGATTATATCCATTAGTATAGATAAATGGCTTTGCATTATACTTGCGAACGATCCGAATATAATCTGGAAGATTGGCGTTTAGTGTGGGTTCGCCTGATCCTTCCAGATTGACAACATTGAGTCCGTATTCAGCACACTCGGCCACGACTCGCTCAAAGTCAACAAGAGACATTTTCTTGAGCCAATCTTTACCGCGACCAGATGTTTGCGGACACATGGCACAAGTATAGTTACAGCCGCCGTTAACTTCTATTACTGCTCTGTCTATAGATAAAGGTATTGAATAGGGGATGCTCATCTGCTTTCATCTTTTCACTGAGATATTTTTGATGCTTTAATCTAATCAAATCTACTTTTGCTTTTGCATCTACTAGCAAAGTGTCTACTCTATTATCTATGAACTCGTCAGCATTAGACAAGAGAATAGCCTGCGGCACAAGAATATTGTTCAGCCATTTTCGGTCACAGAATACAAACAGCGGTTTCCACATAAACTTAAACAACTGGTGTGCAAGACCATCGTAGCCAATACCGAACTCACATTTATTGATAATTTCTATTGCTTCTTTTACAGGTGTTCTATACGTTATTTCTTCTACAACATAATCGGAAAGTTTTGCCCTGATATCATTCCATCTTTTATTGACTGGATCTTTCCAATGACCAGGAAAAGAAATGTTGAAGTCTGTTGTCCATATCGCTACGTGCTTCTTCTTAGTTTGATCTGGCATGTCTGTATACCAGAGTCCGTGCATAGGATTAAACTCATCTAATTGATTATAGAAACGAAAATTAGGATTTGCGTTGAATTGATGACTTACTGATACCTGAGGAAGTTTACTCATAATGCTGTAAATGTAATCACACCGCTCAACTATCGTTTCTGGATCAAGCGGTGAGAACATATGTTCTTTAGAGTGATTCCAATGAAACTCTATATGAACTGGCGTCTCATACTTGATTGCTGATCCGTGTGCATATCCTAGACCAGTAACAAAGTCGCCATATCCAACACCTGTTCCCCACTTAACTTCAAACATTACTGGCTGAGAATATCATCATGATCATAATCGCCGCCAGTAATTTCATCAATCATGTTTTTCCACATTTCTTTTTGATCAATTATCCAAGCAACAGAGACCCTAACTCTTTTTGTTTTTGCCATATGCCAATATACACGCTCAGGTTCTTTTCTTTGATCTGGATAGTATCCAACTTTTACGTTCCAACCAGGTCTGTCAAAAATTGTTTTAACAGATTTTGTTTTATAATCCCAATAACTAAAACCTCCATCACCATCTAGACTATAAGATACTAAAAGATTATATCCAGGAGCATTTCCATTATGATGCCATCCAATAAAGCCATCTTCAGGATAGTACATCGATAACGCTTCTCTCTCAGTGCCTAAAGTTCTACCCAATCTTTTTGTTGTTTTTTTTATTTCGTTTGCTGTAACACTGTTAGGATCAATGCCCTGTAAGATTGTTTCTATGGTGCATCCTCTACATGCTCTAGGATATCTATAGTCTGAAAGTTTAAGTTTGAATGCTTTGAGTAGATATTCTTCTGATGTTGGATGACAATCTGTAATTAAATTATCGACCCTATCTCGACATTTATTCATCAGACTCTTAATATCATCGCTGTAAAACAACTCAGTTGTACGTGAGAGTAGTTTTTCCAGGCGAGGGTTTTTCAATTCGATGCTTTTCATCGTTTATGCCTTTCTCAATAATCTTCCATGCATTTCCCATTTTTCTCCAAGTACCTTTGTCGATCTGTGTAATAACTGGAGATCCATCTAAATCTTCACGTAAATCTTGTGATGTTGTATTCCATCTTCTAGATAAGATATCGATCTTCAGTTTGTCAAATCGTCTATACTCTTCAAATAATCCGCATGTCATTCTCCACAGTGTAAACATATCAAACTGCTGCCATTCTTGATAGTGAGTGGCTGAATGTGGCCATGGAGTTGTTATCTGCTTAACATAATCGTCAAACCAAGTCTGCATGAAATCTATATTCAAATCTGTTTTGTGATATCCCCACATAGAACCATGATACTTTGGAATATGTTTTCTAGCTTTATCTATGTAAGTCCATTTGATACTGCCTACGGTATAAAGAAGATTACTTCCACAAAACAGATCACAATTATCCAAAAAATTAAATATCTTGGAAACATCTCTATGACGAATTAATGAGTCGCAATCATTATATACTGTTCTCTTGTATGGCGTTCTTGCCATTGCCCACATCTTAGTTCTAACGTGAATTGGAATTTCAACAATCACATTATCAAAGATTTTGCAACGATCATCACAAAACTTCTCATGAGTAAACAATGTCACATGTGTTTTAGGCGAAAAGCTTTTTAATGATTCACAAGATAATAACGCAAGTTCGTAGTATAGTCTATTGTTTGACGCTACATAAATAAATCCATTATCGCTTAATACATTATTGTTATAGTAAATTTTCATGCATTATTATCTGTTGAACTAGTTGCATCTTCAAACTCTTTGTCTTCAATTTCATCAAAAATTGTTGTTATGGTTTTGCCAGTTCTTTGCATGTAAGACATGAATACTGTGCTTGCCGCAATTTGCAAAAGAGTTTCGTTTGGCGCTCTTCTGATAGAAGCTTTTTCTTCGTCTGTTAACTCATCAACAAAAGGAAGATTGAAGTAATATAGTTTCTGGTCAAACAAGCGACGAAGCAACTCATTTTCAATTGAGGCTCTTTTCTTTTTTTCAAGTCTTTCTGCTTCTTGAATCTTCATAGTTTCAATATTGTTTCTTCTTCGACGCATGGCCTCTACATCATGTTCTGCAACTATTCTATCCCAAAACTCATTTATCCCAGATTGTCTATTTTCTGGAACTTTAAATTCTGCTACAGTTTCTTTGCCGTTTTCATCTTCTAGAATCATTTTTACCCGAGTTTTTTCTAAATCAATAAACTCTGGGTTCTTAATAATTGGATACGTAGTCATTTTTTTACCCGTCAATAGTTGTTTCTGTTATATTTTTACAATCTCATATTTATTGCCTGTAAATACGACATCAATAGGTATCTTATTTACGTTGTACTTTTTTATTTTTTCTAACCACCAATCTTTAGACTGTATGGTTACATGGACGTTTTCGCCAGTTGTGAAAAAAGTTCCACCAGTTATCATACAAATAGTGAAGAACACAAATTTTTTAGCCTTACTGAATATGTTTGCAAATACAAGTTCAAGTTTTTTTTCCGGAACGTGTTCTAAAACCTCTACACATATTACACCATCAAATTCTTTATTTGGCAATATGTTATAAGGTTCATAATATGGATCGTAACACTCTACTTCTATACCCCAATATATATCTAATTTTTGTTTGCTATATTGTATACCTTTACCGCTGCCGTAATCCAAAATAGTTTTGCTTCTAGTTCGTTTAATGATATTGTAAATCAAGTTTCTAAATTCATATGTAGAATGACCATCAAACTTCCAAGGTAGTTTATGAAATCTAACATATTCCGCATCAAAGTCTATCATTTTATTTTTTCCTGATAGACACGATATACTCAAGGGTCGAAACATCTTTATTTTTTAGTGTTCGTTTTAGTCCAGAGTTATCGTGATTATATATTTTGATATCACGGAATTCATTTTTCATCGATTCAATGACGTTAGACAATTCTATTAATTTATCTTCTCCATATCTATGACCAATATCTTCAATAAAATATAATCCGTTATTTTTTAGATATTTCCAAGCACATTTGAATGTTTCAATCTGAGACTTTGGGTTATGATCTCCGTCATCTATTATGACATCAAATTTTTTTCCATAAAATTGTAACCAGTTATCTTCTCTTGTACTATCTAAGTTGTATAGTCTGGCTTTTCTAAAAAGAGAATGTTTCCGTTTTATATTATCTCGTTGTTGTATTATAGAAGGATTCCAATCATTGTCAATACCATAAATAGTTGCATTCTCGAAATATTTTTGCCAGGCATAGATACCATATCCTTCTTTTATGCCTATTTCTAGAAAGTTTAATTTGTCTTTTTTTATGCTTTTGAAATATTGAGTGTATACTCTATCATATCCTCTCCATCCGGCCCTATCAGTTTCGTTAGGATTTCTTTCTGGAAAATTCTGTCTTCTAGTGTATTCATTATGTACAGGATTGTAATTAAGATATTCTTTCAATTCAAAATCAGAAAGAGGCAAAGTATCAAAGTGTTTTGTGTTATTAAATATCATATTTTTATAAACTTATGGAATCTATCAGAATCAAATAGTTCTGGATTTGATGTGCAATAATGTTCTATTGTGCTTCCATATTTTTCAGACATAACTTGATCTGCCGCAGCTTTGTACTTTTTATGTTTTTGATTAACATGCATATTAATCATATTGTTTTCTACGGCACATTTTTCTAGAAATGCATATGGGCCGCAACCTACCATTGTTGTCTTCATATACTCTACGATAATTTTTGCATACCAAGGAAATATAACATAGGCTCCAGTTGACGCTTTATCATAGAAAATTATTCCATAATTCATATCAAGCCAAAGATTTTCTGGATGAATTAGATATGAATCGTGCTCTAATACTAAAACAGGTAAATTTTTTTTAATACATATTTTCCAAATCATATAATGACTATAAAAACACGATTTTTCGGTGTCTGTTATTTCAGCTTGAATATTCAAATTTGTATATTTTATCTGTGTCGAATATGGATGCCATTTTATGTGATCTAGATTTGGTAAATCTTTAGGAACAATCGCATTAAACTTCTTAACATCTATACCATAATTTTCCCAACTTTTCATACAATAGTTGGCATAATACTCAGATGCTTCATTGTCTTTTATAACAATCATATAAGAGTCTATAAATTTAGGAAACGTCAAGCAATTCTTCTCCATAAAGTTCTGGTACTGATTGTGCTTGTGGTAGGCGCAACTCTAGTTCCTTCATATGAAACAGTACCGACATACGTTATTGGGCCAGAATAGTTGCTACCATCAAACGAAGTAAACGCCGTTGTAAAACCTATTGGACCTAGATATGTTGTATTGAAATTAATAGCGTCTACGTTAGTAAAAGATATTGCATTTTCGTTAGTATAAGATATTGCATTTTCGTTAATGTAATCTGCCGGACCCAAATAATTCGCTGGACCCAAATAAGTTGCTTGATAATTACCAAAATAAGGATTAGTAAATGGAAAAGTGTATGTTCTATCACCTGAGTATGGAATAGAACCGCCTTGAGGAGTTGGAAAAGGTCCGACTTGTCCAAAAGGAAAAGGACCGCCGGCATAATTACCGCCTTCATAGTCGGCAACATAATTATTTTGATATGATAGATTGAAACTTGTTGCATTAGAATCAGTATAAGTCGTTACATCAGCATTATTATAAGTACTGGGTCCAAGATACGTAGTTGGTCCAAGATATGAGGCTGGTCCGGAATAAGTTGTAACATATGTAGCTACATCATCGCCTATATAATTTCTAGTACCAACATATGTTGAGGTATAGGCAATTGCATCCTCATTAACATAAGAGTCTGTTCCAGTAAAGTTAGACGTTGTAATATCTTCTCTAGTATCAACAACAGTGCCTACATTTGTCCATGTACCTGTTGCAGGAGCAGATGCTTGTAGAGCATATGTGCCAATGCCTGTTGCAACGATGCGCTCTTCAATCGTTTTTATAAGTGCATTGATTTCAGCGGTAGAAAAACTTTGTATATTACCGGAAGATAGTTTGACAGGATCTCTGTTGGTAATACTTGCGCCAGATGTTGTCCTTTGCCATAACTTGTAATCTGTTACTGTAACGGTAAGATTTGTCTTAGTATCAAGAAGTGTGCCGCGAGATACCCATGTGGCACCGTCTGCTGGAGCAGAAGTTGCTAGGTAATATGCATTTGTTCCGCCAGTACTGGCCACCATTCTTGCAATAATTTCATCGGCCAGCTGTTCTTTTGTCGTAAGATTTTCTTGAAGAACAGTTTGTGTAGGACTTGTTGTATCTAGTCCAACATACATTGGCGGATCACTAGTTGCGCCTAGTGTGGCTGTTGCAACTTGTGAAAGTGTATAGGTGTTTGTTACTGTTGTTGTATTTGTTCCGCCCGCAGTATCGACTAGTGCAGTATCCGCAAATGTACCAATAGATGCTGTAGTGCCTACTGTAATTGTACCTGTATACGTGCCTGCCGCCATGACACGAAGAACGCGCTCGGCCAGATCGTCCAGTTGTGCGTTGGAAAACTTTTGTATCGTATTTGTTGATGAGTCAAAATAAACTAAATTATGCGCCATTTTCCATTTACTTTAATCTATGTTTCATATTTAGTTGCCCCACACGACTGTTCCTGTAGAGTCCTTAATCAATAGCTGTCTGTTTGAACTATCGTAAAGACCAGCAGACTTAACCATGCTACTAGTGTTAAGACCGCCTGTAATCCACATACCTGTAGAATTTACTCTTGCTCTTTGTGTTGCACCTGTAAAGATCGATAAGTTTGCATCAGCAGGTACAACTGCATTTAGATTTTGTTCTGTTACACTAAATCCAAAAGTTGTACTCCACAGAGCGATATGATTCATCACATTGGTTGATGCGGAAGAAAGTCTAGAACCAAACGAGATTCCACCTGCGGTAAAGTCGAGATTGCCTGAGTATGTGGCTCTTGTCGTTACGTTTGCTAGTGCGTTATTAGCAGAATCTCTAGCTGTGTTAGCCTGTTCAAAAGAAGATTCAATTGTTGGCTTAACATTCATATCGTTGAGAAGTAAAGCCGAAGAAACGTTAGCAACACCCTTCACATCAAGAATATAACCAGGACTTGTTGTGCCTACACCAACTTTGCCGTCAGATTGAATAGTTAAAGCTTCAACCGCAGATGTCAAGAAGTGATATGCTATAACGCTACCAAACTTATTCTCAAAGTAAGTATCGCCTACACTGTTATCATAACGAATGCTAAATCCTTCGTTCGTGATTTCGCCTGCTTCGCCAGTGAAACGTAGAGTCGGATCGTATCCGTTGTCAGCCGTAATCCAAAGTTCGGAATTTCCAGATGTATTATAGACCTGTAGTTTAGCACCAACGTTGGGTGTAGCAATACCAATACCAACATTACCTGTTGGAAAATTTAGATTACCGTTGAATGATATTCCAGATGTATTAGGTAAAGCATTTGTTGCTGTACTATTAGCATCGTTTGCAGTATTAAATGCTTGACCAATTGTTACAATGGCATTTGCACCACCAAGAATCAGATTGCTTGTCTTTATATCGGCATTCAGCACCGCCAATGTCATATTGTTTGACAAAGCACCAATGTGATTGTTTATAGGTTCTTTATCATATCCTTGAAACAGATAATATTCTTTATCTGTATGTTCACGATAAAGTCCAGTATGAACATTTGAACCTGTCGCATTAACATAGTTTGCGATGAATCCAATGTCAACAATATCGGAAGTGTAATTATTTGCCGCAAGATATAGTAGTGGGTCATCTACTTCTAATCTTGTTGCATCAATAGAAAATGTATTGCCGGAAAGAGTTAGATTGCCAACAATATCAAGATCACTTGTTATTGTTTGACTTGAAGCAGACAACTTGACATAAGTGAAATCTGAGTATGTATTTACAGCATTTGATGATAAGAAAGCAGCATTGGCGTGAGCGTAAGCGATATTTGCCTGACCAAACGATGCATTTGCATGAGCATACGCAATATTAGCTTGATTAAATGCTGGACTGAAATCCGTTACTGCATTGTTAGCAGCCAAAAAAGCCGCATTGGCATGTGTTCTGGCAGCATTGGCTTGTGTAAATGCACCTGTTACATCACTTGCAATACCGTAATATGATCCATGCTGACCATCAAGTAAGTCTGCATCTAGTCCTGTTCCAGTGCCGTGGTTACCTGCGTGCCATACAGTATTTCCATCATACGTAAGCGGACCTGTTCCTGCACGACCAAGAGTTTTTGTATCATCAATACCAAAATTGATATACGCAATAGATGCGTTTTGTTGACCTTTGATACGTAAAGAGTTTGCAACGTTAAAATCGCCAATCCAAACGTCATCACCAATTTTAAAGTTTTCACCATTTCCATTATTTGTTGAGATGATTTTATCTGCTACAAGATTTTGACTTGCAGTAAGTGTGCCATCAAACCATGAACCCGACACATTTGGAAGTGCTGCATTTGCTTTATCAAATGCTTGACCCGCTGTTGCTCTGGCAACTGTATCTGTGGCTGATGCTGCCGCCAAAAGGTCTGTGCCTACACCTGCTGATGTTGATGCTAGATTGATAAATGCGCCTCTTGCATCTCCGCCAGACACAAAAAATCTTAGTTGATTTTGATAGATGTCGATGTTTACGGGACCAGCAAGAAGAGAGTTTGTGACTGCATTAGCAAGTCTTATTTCACCGCCTTCGTCACCACTAGATGCTGTTACCGAAAGAAGACCAGAAATTGCCACATCATCTGTAAGACGGACTGTTAGTTTATCGTTGATTGCATCACCAACAATATCAATATTTTTTCCAGCAGCAATAGTAAAAATATCGCCAGGTGTATCAGCAACGACCAGTGTGTTATTGGCATTTACTGTGCCGAAATAGTTTGGTTCATTTCCGCTAATTGATGCAATTGTTCCATTGGCTGCTTTGTAGTAAAGTTTGCCATCAGCATAGTTGATGGCCAACTCGCCGTTAGCTAAGTCTACAGGAACAGATGAAGGTGTTGCTGATTTTTTAAGTGCAATTACTGTGTTGGCCATTAAAAGTCATCTAACGTCTTTTCTGATTTGGTTTCGTCTTTTTTCTTGACTTTAGTATTTATGACTTTTTTGGTGTCTTTGGTAGACTCTAGTTCTTGTTCAAGGAGAGCAATCTTTGCGTCTCTAGTTAGAATTTGCTGTTTCATATCTGCAATCTGATTCATAAGAACGTTCATATGATTCAACTTGCCCATTGCAGCAGAATAGTTAGCCTCAGCCGCTTCGTATTTTGTTTTCCAGTCTTCGGCTGTTTTGTTTTCGTTTAACTGTTTTGTGAGGTCAGCAATCACTTGATCTTTATGTCCAATTACAGACTCGGAAACTTTAACCTGAGTCTGTAATTGAAGATTTGTTTTTACATATTCTAAGAGACTGTTGATACTTACATCAATATACGTGTTAATAAAGTGGTTCTGATCCATTACAAATACCTTTCAATTATCAGAAAGTTCCTCCATCTAGCATTCCGAACTGAGGAACACCAGTATCAGACGCTTGTAACACTTGACCTTCTGTGCCAGCAGAGGTTACTTTGAGTGCGTTGCTTCCGTCACCATACAGAATACCATTTGTTGTGAATGTTGTTTTTCCTGTACCGCCGTAAGCGACTGCAATGTTGCTTCCCTGCCATGTACCAGTAGAGATTGTGCCGACGCCTGTGATTCCTGTGTATGAACCAGAAATTCTTCCTGTTGGTACTGTACCTGTTGTTAAGAAGTCTGCATTAGCAGCCTGAGCAGAAGCAGAGTTTGCTTGAGCATATGCGCCGTTTGCATGTGTGAAAGCTAGGTTTGCAATCGCATGAGCAGAGTTAGCAAATGCGTATGATGCGTTTGCAATTGCCATTCCTGCGTTCGCGGCCGCGTGAGCAGTATTAGCATGAACTCTTGCAGTATTGGCCTGATTGAATGCATCGATAGACTGAATGTATGCAGGATATGCATAACTTGAGTACACAGTATTTGCAAATGCATATGCAGCGTTAGCATGTAAAAATGCTGCATTGGCTACAATGAATGCACCATTGCCGATTGCCATTCCAGCATTAGCAGAAGCATGAGCAGCGTTAGCGTGATTGAATGCAGCGCCAATCGTTAGAATTGCGTTGGCACCACCAAGAATTAGATTACTTGTTTTGATATCGGCATTCAATACTGCCAATGTCATATTATTTGACATTGCACCGATATGATTGTTTATTGGCTCAGCATCATAACCTTGGAATAGATAGTATTCTTTGTTTTCGTGTTCACGATACAAACCAGTGTGAACATTTGATCCTGTGGCATTTACATAGTTGCCGATGAAACCGATATCTACGATGTCTGATACGTAGTTATTGCCAGCCAGATAGATAAGAGGATCTGAAACTTTAAGTGTTTCGCCGTCGATTACATAAGTGTTTCCGGAAACGGTTAGTCCGCCTACGATGGAAAGATTACCGGTGATTGTACCACCAGCAATGGCCAACTTTGTGTTTGCGATAAGGGCAGCAGCGTTTGCTTGTTCAAAGGCAGCGTTGCTAGTAGCAAGAGCGGCGTTAGCGGATGCTTGACCAGCAGAGGCGGATGCAAGAGCAGCGTTAGCAGTTGTATAAGCGGCGTTAGCATGAACAAATGCCAAGTTAGCAATAGAGTGTGCGGAATTAGAGAATGCATAAGATGCATTGGCCGTTGATTGACCAGCAGAAGCGGAAGCTAGAGCGGCGTTGGCAACATCAAAGGAAGCGTTGGCGGTTGATTGACCGGCGTTAGCAGAGGCAAAAGCAGCGTTAGCATGATCTCTAGCGGTATTTGCTTGACCAAATGCACCAACAATTGCGGCACCTGAGTTGGCGGTATTATAAGCGGCGTTGGCTTGAGCAAATGCGGCGGTAATTGTGTCTAGATAATACTTACCGCCGATAGCAATGACACCAGTTCCGTCTGGTGTACCGATGAACAATGTATTGGAAGAGTAAGAGTACGCCTGTTCGCCAGAAACAAGAGAGCCATTTGGAGGAGTCGAAGTTGTCGTACTTCTCTTTATCTGAATTACTGTATTTGACATTTTAGAACGTTCCTCCGTCTACCGCTGGTATAGTTTTAATAACATATTTATTTAGCGTTTCATCATATACTAGCACCTCATTGTTATCGGCATCTGAGGTATCAACGTCAGTTAGTTCAGATAGTCTGTCTACTTGTGTAGAAGCAACGGCCACGGTTCTGACCGTAGACCTTTGCTGATTATTTATCGAAACTCTATTTGGAGTTGTAGACCTTAGTATTACTTTCGTGCCCATTGGTTATCTCGTAATTTGAGGGGTTACTGTGATAATTCCTTCAAGCACTCTACTTACAATTCCATTCGTATCGACAGTTTCCAGGTCAAAAAGATAACGACCCGCTTTTATTAGAGTTGTGTTTGCCGCTGTCACGGACATGGTAATTTCGCCATTTGAACTATTAGTAATAGTACAAGTGATGTTAGCCGTCGCGTTTGCTGAATAATAAGAACGGCGCATTTGACTGCGAACTGTATAACCAAGGATATTCAAAGACGCATTGCTCAAATCATCAGTAAGATTGATGACGTTATTGAACGATGCTCCTTGGTCCATTATAAGTTCTACATATGCTGCCATATTAGTTACCCCACACAACAGTTCCAGTAGAATCTTTAATCAATAGCTGTCTATCAGAACTATCATAAAGAGCGGAAGACTTTAAAGATGTTGCAACTAGAGACCCGCTAGATGGATTATACGACAGAGCCGTAGCAACATTAGCATTAGCAAGTGTTCCTGTTGTTTTATCTGTAAATATAATGTATCTTGTTGCAGATAGCGCATCTGTTTGTATAACAGTTACACCAGTATTTGCTCTTGTATATGCATCATTTGCTTGATTTCTTGCTGTGTTGGCTTGAACAAAAGAAGCCGTTACTGTTGGAACAACATTCATTGCTTGATCGGAACGTGTATTCCATACAAGCAATGAACCGGAAATATTGGCTGAACCGTTAGCGTCTAGAACTTGTCTTGGATTTGATGTATTGAAACCATGACGACCTGCGCCGTCTTGCTTATAACCAAACGAACTGTCTGTCCATGGTCCAATTACAAGATTTGCACCATCATCAGAAGTTCCTTTACTAAAGATAATAGATAAATCTCTATCTAGCATCAAGTCATTCCAAGCTCCAACGCTTGTATTAGAGTTGAACTGTATGAACTGTGAACCGCCCATAATTTCGACTTGAGGGAAAACGTTAGCTACGCCGATCCAACTGTTAACATGTAGTCTAATGCCCTGAGTGTCGCCTTCGCCTATGGACAAATTGCCTGTTGGAAATTGCATGTTTCCGGCAAAAGCGATTCCTGAAGTGTTTGCTAGTCCTGTATTGGCTTTTGTAAATGAAGCATTGGCATGATCTCTAGCAGTATTTGCTTGAATAAATGCCTGAATTGAAGAGGTTGAAGTTGCGGCATTTGCTGCGGAATATGCTGCATTAGCTTGATCTCTAGCTGTATTGGCCTGAGCGAATGCACTTGTTGTTGATGTTCCGCTGTTAGCCGCTAAGAAAGCTGCATTAGCATGATCTCTAGCTGTGTTAGCCTGTAATAGTCCTGCGTTGGCAGATGCATGTGCTGTATTAGCATGATCTCTAGCTGTATTAGCCTGTAGCATTCCGGCATTAGCAGATGCGTGAGCAGCATTGGCATGGACTCTAGCAGTATTAGCCTGAATTATTCCAGCATTAGCTAACAATGTTGCACTATTAGCAGCATCTCTAGCTGTATTGGCTAAAGTTGGACCAAGAGCAAGAAGTTGTTGTCCATCTATATCATTGACAAAATGAATTACTTGATTTGTGAGATTGCGCCACTCATCAAATGTGTTGTTTAGTGTGACATTTGCTAGTGCCATTTTACTTTGCCAATCCTCTTAGGAGTTCTTTTATTTCCTGCATATCTGTTTTGACTGATTCCAAATCAGATAGCTTTTCTTTTATACTATTTATCTCAGCACTAACATCGCGCACATTGTTCATCATGGCCTTACGACTTCTATATTCATTTGCTATGTTTCTGTCAGACAATAGAATTGCTCCATTATGCATGTCTTTTCTAAGTTCTTCGTGTTCTTTTACTTTAGCCAAATTTTCCATCAATATGCATCCTCTGGAAGGGCTGTTGCACGAACGTCTAGAACATAAGGAATAGAATTTGCCACAGTGCTTCTAGAAGACAGAACTATCTTGATAGCAAACTGATTGAAAGTTTTGTATGTTGTCGTATCTGTTGAATATGTAATATTATTGGATGTTAGAGATGGTCTATACTCATATTCAACAGGTTGTCTGTTTACCGAGAACGTGTACTGACTTGTCTTTTGAGTCATGCGTACCCAATCGCGGTCTTCAATCTTTTGCGGATCAAGAGCGTTACGTACCTTATAGTATACGTTAACATTTGATCCTGGCGGTTTAACGGCTGTCAAGAAAATTCTCAAATCGCCCGCATCAAATCCATCAAGCAGAGTGACTGTCTTTGAGATGTATCTAGCTAAAGCTGGACCACCAGATGAACCAGTTTCCGTTGATACGCTAACATTTGCTCCAATTCCGTTTTCACCACCAACTGTAACGACAACATCATCAACGTATCCTACACCAGGACTATCGATGTAGATAGAAGATATTTTTCTTGTTTCAGGATCAACTATAGCCCAACCATTAGCACCATATCCTACATTACTTGTGATAGTAAGAGGTGCAGTATCATAGTATTCTTCACCAGGACTTGTAATTGTAAATCTGTCGGCAGTCAATCCTGTGTCGTTTATCAAGTTCTCAATAGTTATCATGTTTTGTCTATTGTGATAGATTACAGGAGAAACGTCCGGATTCTTGGTAGAAAGATCAATACGCACAGTCATGGATTTATTTTCCAGTTGCGGATTAAATATAATCTTTCTTTCTTCCAGATCAAATCTCTTATCAGGATTAAAGTTGGTATAAGTTGTGTCTAGTACCTTAGTTGTATTTGATGTACCTTTGAAATAATAACTAAGTTTAGTGTTATTAATTTCAATTGCATCTGATCTTAAATGGAGAGCATCATAATAAGTATTGGCCTTCAAATCATCAAATGCATTATAAGCAACGTTTGATGAAATTTCTTTATAAAGCGCAACCTTATCCTCATCAAATATCGCTGTACCTGATGTTGATGTAAACTGTGCTTTATTCAAAACAAACATCAAGTCTTCGTTTGCTAATGGCGTCCACGTGCCTGCCGCAGAACCATTCATCTGAGACTTAAGGAATGTGCCAAGATGTGGCTGTTTAGATATTTTTCTATCAGTTCCAATAACAGTTCCACCCAATTCTGCTGAATAATAGTCATAACCAAAATCGTCAGTAACAGCAACAATAGCATATTCATATCCTGCGTTTAGATAAACAGGACTTGGGAATGTAAATCTAGTTGCAGTCAAAGAATTAGATGTATTTGGAAAATTAGATACATTTATGTCTTCAATATCAACCGTAGTCGTAGCTCCAGGAATAATTACATCGTTTCTTGGTATTCCATTTTGAACTGGTCTAATTTGGACTTCTATAGGAAGTAACTCGCCCTTATTCTTGAAGAACAAGTCAACAGAAGATATAAAGAGTCCGTCGGGAGCGTCTCTTCCTGAAACAAAGAACGTTTGTGCAATCGGATCATTCCTTCCTTGGCAACCTGCGTTTTGATCTGGTTGTCCTGGATACTGATCGCTACCTGTGCTTAATCCATATGAACCAGTAGATGGACAACATGAACTACAACTTCTCGTCCACTCGCCTCTTCCTAGATATTGAGTAACATATTTGGCTGTACATTTTCTAGAATTACTCTTTGATACTTGAGGCGGCGTCTTAGACGGAGTTTTAGGCGGCGTCTTAGTCGGAGTTTTAGCCGGCGTCTTTGTAACTGGCAATGGCGAAGTGTCTGGCGGTACTTTAGTTGGTGTCCGAGTTGGCTGCGACACTGGACCAACACCCACAGTTCTTGTTGGAGTATTCGTAGGATCTGGCGTATTTGTTCTAGTAGGCGTAATAGGATTCGAACTAGTTTTAGTTGGCGTAGGAGTTATTGGTGTTACCGGTAAAGTTTTTGTTTGTGTTGGCGTAAAACTTCTTGTTGGAGTAGGTGAAGGTACTGGCACATCTGGATCATCTTTACGTATAAGAATTTGTGCAATAGATTGATCTAGGCCGTCAGCCACAAAACGATATTCTGCTCTTGTTGTATCTCTACCAACACCTAGATTTGGATCGTTTAGTCCAAAAACAGGATTGTCTATAATTCTGAATATCTTATCGCCAGTCTTAAATTTAGAATCTGGATTTTTGTTAGGATCAGGAATATGAAGAACGCCCGATATCATTCCTCTTGATGTTGTGTAAGAAGAAGGATGATTATTTGATGCATACCATGATCTGTAATCACCAATTGTGTAGATAAGTTGATCATCATTAGGATTTATATTTAAGGCTGGATTAACATACGCAATTCTAGACAAACAGTTATAACTTACAATTTCGGCAGATTGTCCTGCGTTAGTTCCATTTAGAATTGTTATTGTATTACCTAGATAATATTCATCTGTTGCTGCATTAGCGTCAGATGACATGACAATTTCCGTGTTTGTGGTATTTGCTTGTACAAGTCCAGAATAGTGACTGTAGTTATAAAGTGAAGTTGTATATCCTCCTGGTATATTTACAATAACTGTATCATTTTCCGCAAAAACGCTTGGAGAAGTAAATTCAGAAACATAAAAAATAGAATTTCCAGAATCAAGGTCTCTTTCCACATGCAAAATTCTTGCAGCAGCCGAACCTATATTTAAAACTTTTTGAGAGCCACTTCTAAGATCGGATACAGTATTACTAGATTTAACCTCAATTATGTTTGGTCTCTGAACGAATCTGTTAACACCGACTCCATCAAAGTAAAACCAAATTTCTCTATTTGGACGCAATCTATATCCAAGAAAGTCAATTGCTATCGATCTCATATAAGGAATGATAGAAACGCCCGTCAAAATGTTTCCTGCAGTTTTATCAACGGTCGTTGTGTTCGTTACAGTTTGAGCGTTGTCCTGTAACGTTTGATAAGAAGTTGGCGGCGCACTTCTAGGAATTTTTGCTGACGCTGAGGTTACGATGCTGCTTGTTGCCATTTTTAGAAAAACCTTTTTACACTATTTATTATCTACTTTGTGAGTCTACAATACTCTGATATATTTTATCAAAGGTAAGTTTTCCAAGCCCCTCATCTGTTATTATAATATCTGGAGCTTGAGTTGTTGAATGCCATATATCTGATTCTGGACTCATTATAATATTACCTTGGAAACTTGCATACAAGAACTCGGCCAGTGGAGCAAACTTACTTGCGCTATTCTGTGTAAGGAAAGAAGTTTCATCGTAGTTCAACAAAATTTTGTTTGCTGTAATTGTACATCCTGTCCATCCTGGAGCATCACTATTAGCTTTTAGTGTTACTCCTAAAGTCTCAGTTTGATTTTGCAACCATCCTTCTTGGAAATTCATAGCGCAAGAGTAATCAGTTAAAGAAGGATTACCTAGAACGTGAGATGTAAAGCTGTCAACAAATATACCATATTTTGTTCTGTCTAGACCATCAACGTCAGGAATAGTAATGTCTAACGCATTCTTTTCCAAAGTATTGAGTGAGACATAATATTCTAGATTTTCAACTCTTTTTTCAATTTTACCTATGTCTCTCATTGTGTAACGTTTATTGTCTACGTATTTAACAGAAACATTGCTTGGATATTCTGTGTATGGAGGAATACTCAAAGAATAAAGTACCATTGCTGTGGCTGGAGCAGTCGGCTCTTGAGGATACTTATTAGGTATGCCCTCAATAACTAAGAACTTTCCACCTCTATCCAAAACAATCAAATCTTTACGACCAAGATAATATTCATAATCTAGTTCAAAATCTGTAGTCGGCAAAGGAATTTTTACACCCTGTAATGTAAAGTTTGGTGAAGTGTTTGTTCCATTTTCACGGACTGGTCTAAAGTCAATACAATCTCTTAGTTCAACAACTGTTCCATCTGTCTTAACATATTGTGGAATTATTGAATATCCATCGCCCAAGTATTTACCGTTTTCGTATATAGACGTAGCTAGATTAGGATATGAGTCCACAGAAAAGTATCCGCCGCCGCCAGAAGAAATTGCTGAATGTTCATAATAACGACAGCAAACAATTAGTGGTCCACGGCATGATGCATAGTTTGGACGCAATCTGATAGATGCGTGATCATAGAAATTGTCTTTTTGACCACTATCAAGTTCAAATCTGTCTGTGACATCGGTGTAAGCAGTTATAGATGTTCCTGCTGGTGGAACTTCTAATCCGTCAACATCTTGTCCTCCCATATCATAAATTCTAACGGCAGTAACATCGGAAATGTATAAACTTTCACGAACGCCAGTCTCTCTAGAAGGATTAGATATGATGACTTGTCCGTCTGTCAAGTATACATTTGCAGTTGATCCTGTTGTTGGACTATATAACTGAACTGGAGTATTGCTAGAAACAACATCATTTTTCATTAGATGTAATGTTTTTTGCTTCGGAACAACACCAGGATCAAATTCTACTTTTGCGAAAATTGTTGCTGAGAATGTATCATTAACATCTGTATTTCCAGTTTCAAATACTGCTTGTTCTGGTGATCCTGATACTGTTACGGTTGGCTTTATTATATCTCCGTTTGCTCTAGCACTTACGCCTTTATCTGTGCAGACAACCAAGAAGTTATTCATGATAGTAGATGAAATATTGCTTGATGATGTTGCACCAAGGAAATTTTCATTATTGTCCACTTGAATGGCTGTAGATACACCAGCAGTAAACGTAGTTGTGTATTTTCTTCTGTATGAATATACAGCATTGGTTATACCATTAGCACCATAAGCAATATATGTGTCGGGTAAATCAAAAAGAAGAGTGCTTAGAGACGCTTCGCCGATAAACGCTGAACCAGTAGAAATACTACCCGACTTGTTTAATGTGGTAATATTTGCGGAAGCATTTGATGTTGCTCCAGAAGTATATGGATATTTCTTAACAAAAGAATCAGCACTACCAAAATTAAACTCAATTGCGGCTTTAGAATCGCTTGTTGGAGTTTCAAAGAAATTTGTTGTTAATGTAAATGTATTTGTTGTAGCATTATATGATTCGATATTATAAGAATATCCTGCACCTGGACCACTTGTAATTCTTAACAGTGCTCCATCATATGCGCCAGATATTCTTGTTAACAAGTTATTTGAACTCAGGATAACATTACTTGTTCCTAAAGTAGCTGCAACGTCTGATGAAATATTAATAAAGTTGGTATCTAAAATATAGAACTCATACTTTCTAGCATCCACATCTACATCACCAGAGAAAAACTCTAAGTCTTTGATACGACCATAACCAATTTTACTTCTGTTGTATGTTTCACTGGTATCATAGTTGACATCGGCAGTTGAAACGCAGTGAATGTCAAAAACATCAGCCACAGATGTATCAAATACACCTTTCAGTCCGTCTACAATAACATAATTTCCGTAATTCATGTTTAAGTCCCATGCATCTACGGATTTTAATGTTCTACCCTTCTTAATGGAGACACTAGTTGGACCATAAGTTTCAATTTCATAACCATAAACATATCCTTTGCCGGGAGAAAGAACCGCAGCAACGTTATTTACAGCATCAAATCTATCTTCGGACATAACTAGATTGAAAGGTTTAACAGTATAGTTTCCTGACTCATCATAAGTTCTACGTGCTAGGACTTCTTCAATTTCGGAGTAAATAGGATACTTTACTACGTTTCTAAGTGATAAGCCTTCAACTCTACCTAACTCAATGAATTTTGAATCGTCTTCACTATCTAAACTTCTAGTGGACAATACTAGATCGGCCTTATATCTTGCTGCGCCTGGAGCCTGATAGTTGAAAGATTCCTGGGCCGGATCAAGCAATGAGGTATCTGATTGTTCTGTAACAATAGAATCGCTTAACTCTAAACCTATTCTTGCATTAGCAACGGTTGTGTGTTTGCCAACAATCGTTGTCTGATATGGAACTTTAATAAAATAACCGTTGTAAAAGAAAATGCTGTCTCTAATGCCCACAAAAGCACTTGTAGAGTTTACGTTTGATTCTGCGGTGTTTGCCTTAGTTGCTTCACCTTTAATTATGAAAGTTTGATTATTTGAGAAATAATCTCCTGAAATATACTTACCATGAAGTATAGGTGGTTGACTATCTGTTCTTTGTTCAACATTTAATACTCTAAATTGAATAGTATTTGCAGCATCAGTAGATACAATTAGTTTTTTATCAAATTGAGTAACGTCTATGTTAGTGTTAGCAAAAGTAGGACTTAAATTGATAGTATCATAAGGTTCAGGAGAATAAAATAGTTCTCCTCCAATAACCATTGAACCGTTTTCGAAGATATGACGACCGAATCTTTCGATCTGATTTTGTAAAATAGTTTGTAGCTGAGTAAGTTCGCGGGCCTGAACTGCATAACCAGGTCTGAAAAGAATGCGATGAAAATTCTTATCTTCGTTAAAATCATCATAATATGGAAACACAGTTGTTTCTGTCGGAACTACCAGCGTGTTTGCAACGTTTGCTTTTGCCATTTTTATCTATGCCCTAAAACTTTAATACTATTTTGAAATCTTCAATCTGATCGGAAGACCTACTAATTGGTTGTATATTATCTATATATAAAAGTTGTCCAGAATGAGGTTGAACTTCTGGAACAGTTACAGGAAGAGTTACCGTTCCTGTTGCTCCAGTGTCGTAACCTATTAGAGATGCTGCTTGTAAAGTTCCTCTAGTATTGGCCAACTTCAATTGATTTGAACCGTTCCAGTCTACAACTGTGCCTGTAAATGTTGCGTTGGCAAGAACAAGACCCTGATACACAATTTCGTCTTCCGCAAAGTTGTCATCATCAACACCCGACAGTGTGACAATCGTATATTGAGAGAATGCTGTATTTTGCTCAACTCTTGTTGTGCCATAAATGATAGGATCTCTTATCAACGAAACTTGTCTAAATTCGTTAGTTATAGGCAATTTACCGTTTTCATCATAACGTAATCTTACATTCAACATTAGATTGCTTCCACCCAATTCATGTAATGCATCTGAACCGTGACCACCAGGAGGACTTATTATTGCTCTTAGGCTTGCTCCTACACCATATGATGAATCATCATAAACCATGACGTTAGCATAAGTGTAACCTGTTCCTGGTCTGTCGATTACAATAGAATTAATTCTATTTGTCATAGCATTTGTCTTAGCAAATGCGTTTGCTCCTGAGCCATCACCCGTAATTGTAATCCAAATCTTGGTGTTGTCAACATAATCTTGACCACCATTAACGACATCAATATATTCTATACCTCCATCGATGGCATTATCTTGAACGTCCCATTGTAATGAGCCATCATCATTCACTAGAGTTTTAACTGGAATATACTCAGATGTGGTAAATCTTAGTTGTTCGGCTGTTGAGATAGAATACATATATTTCCAAATATAACCGTCTGCTTCCTGAACTGTTCCGGTCGCAATTTTCTGAATAGGAACGTTTTGTGATGGTGTGCCATTGTTATTTGAAATACACTTGTACACATCCCAGTTTGATGTGACAACATAGAAATCTGTATTAGGATTAAATAGTATTAGAGAACATGTGCAATGGTCATACCTGTCATAGACTGTGCCTTGAGTCCAGTCTATTCTACGGATACAGTGATACATATCGTTGCCCGTAACGCGCTTGGCACCTATCATATTGCGATAGACTTCATATAGAGAAGTCACGGAACTATTGGCCTGCGGTGGAGCAGCATCATTTGCCCAAGATTCCACTTTACCAATCGTAAAATAAAGTCCAGTATTTGCAACTTCCGACGCGGATTCTTTGAACTGTTCAGCGTTAAAGATGTTTAGATTTTTGGAATAAACAGAAACCGTCATTTTTTACCTATTGTATTGTTCCATAATAAACGTTACCCGAAGTATTAGCTAGGTTAGAAACTCTTGTGTTAGCAATCTGAGTTACTACAAACACATTTCCGTTAGCACCAGAAGCCACAAATATTCCGTTCGCTATATTTATAGTATCTCCCGATTGGAATTCTAAGTATATGATATCTCCGTTAGAAATGCTATTGTTTGATCTTATCACTCTAACGTTGCTGGTTATAGTATTGGCTGATGTATTGATATTTACAACGTTCGAAACATATTGTGCGATTTGATATACAATCTTCTTTGTGGCATTGGCTGTAGTCACTTGAACATTCATAGTCTCGCCGTTATCCACGGTTGTATATTCGCCGAACAAACTCATACCAGCAGGATGGACCAGGTCTTTCAATGCTTTTCTGTAGTTATTGATAGCCTGCTTAATTTTCACGACATAAGAATAGTTATGATAATACTTGCCGTCTTGTAGGAAGTTAAAGCTGCTCAAATGACCGTCATCATTTAGATATCTGCCTGGATAAGTATAAACGCCTTGAACGATAGTTGGTACAGCTTGGGCTGTACCAGAACCAATTGATTTGAGATTGATTGTGGGCGGAGTTGCATATCCAGAACCACCAGATAGAATCGAAAGTTCTAGAATTGCACCAACTTCATCCGAGGTGCTTGTTAGTGTTTCACCAAAGCCTAAGATGGCCGAAACGGTAACATTTCCGCCAACACCTGTCGTTGTGATAATATTAGCTGTTGGCAATTCAAGCATATTATAACCAGAACCGCCTATGTAATGTCCTGATACGGCTTTAAATTTCACACTGGTAATTGCACCTGTGCCGTTAACTGTGGCTACATATCCTCTTGCTCCTGTACCAGCACCTATAGTCGCAAAAGGTCTGTTGATTATTTCAATCTCGTCGTTTACTGCGTATCCGCTACCAGGAGAAACAATTCTCATTTTTCCAAGAATACCAAGATTTTTGACTCTTGTGTTGGCCGCCGCTGTCATGGTAGGCGCTGCCAAATAATTATTGCCGCCTGTCAGAACGACCACTCTTTGAATTGGTCCAGTATTTGCATAGCGGAAATAAATCATAGAATTGCCGATCCAGTTGTTTGCTGGATCCGAAACCGTATTGACAAGATTGGAATAAAGAGCGTTGCCGATAGCTGTATTTGCTTCACGACTTATGAGAGATATGACAATATTGTATGTGTTTGGATGCACGGACTCATCAGCATTTATCAGAGAAACGTATGCGTTTGCTCCAGTTCCTGTCGGACTAGATATCAGAACTACATTTGTGTTTTGAAATCCAGCGCCGCCGTCTGTAGGTGATATCGTTTTGATTGCCGCTTTTGATGTGGAAGAAACAACAATAATACCGCCAGTACCAGTATTGCTTTCGATGATAGCTTGATCGCCAACAGAATAGTTATTGCCTCTTTCGGTAATGTCTACACGAACGATAATGCCAGAAAACACGTTTGCTGAAATATACTTAATCTGACCTTCTTCTTCAAAAAAGGCCGAGACCTTTTCACCAGAACTAAAGTCTCTGACCTGATTAGAAACTTTTAGTTCCTTAACAATCACGCCATTTTCATAGTACACATCAACGGATTCTACGGTAGCTGTGGCGTTTGATGTTAGTCCTCTAATCTGACGACCAGCGAAGTTCTTGGCTGTAAATATTCCAGGATCCGCAGTATTGTTTACCTGAACATCATAAACTTTAAGTGATTTTTCCTGATACCACTTACCATCAGATGCTTTGAGAATGTCTCTCTTGGGATAATAAAAGTCTGTCTCTAGATCGTACAGAATAGCAAGAAGAAACTCAATAGACTTCTCTGTGCCTCTAGCACGATAAAAGTCTTTGATATGCTTTATGATGAAGTCTCTATCTGCAATAGTTTCTTCTGGAATGAGACTTAGAAACTGTGAGTATAATTTCTCTGAGTATAAGTCAATATTGCGGTCAACATCCAGTGCTTCACGAAAACCCTTGGCTCTCTCAATTGTTTTACCTTCTTGTTCAAGATATTGATAGTATGCTTCAATAAACTTGATAAAGGCAGGATGATCGTTCCTAACAAAGAACGGCGCTTGAGAATATACGAAGTTTGAGATGCCTACGTTCGTATTTGCCATTATTCTGCTTCTACTGTAAGTTGAAGTGCAAAGGGATCACCTTCGTCATAACTGATAATACGATTGCGAAGAGGCGCGATGATTTCACCTTGAGACGGAATATTAAATGTCAGAACGTCAGCAGGATAAAAATCGTTCTCAACTAATGACTGAGCGTTGAATGATTCCAAGAAAATTTCACCTGTATCGTAATCAATAGTTCCAGCATTTGGATTGATTATAACCTTTTCGCCGTTTTGTTCATAATAGAATGTGCGTAGAACTCCAGTTCTAGCTTCTAGCATTGCCGTTGCTGTGGCCTCAGAACCGCCACCACCTTCAATGTATACGGTTGCGCGACTGTAGTTTGTACCTCTGTTTGTCACAGTGATTGTTGATATTCTTCCGTTCACAATCTTGGCTGTGGCTGTTGCACCGATACCATCACCACTTATTCTAATTGTGGGTGTAGATGTATAGTTTATTCCTGGATTTTCTATGACAATTTCTTCTACACCCGTAAACGACTCTGGCACTTCTTCGATATAAACGTTACGAAGAATGTTTGTCAAATCGTATACTTTTGCTTCTGGAAATGTAAACAACTTAGAGACGTAATCGCCTTTGCGAAGAGGAACGTTAAACTTTACACGAACGTTTTCTGATGTTCCAAGAGTTAATATATGTCTTTTTTGTAGATAGATTTGAATGTCTGATCCTGTGATAGAACGTTCAGCATTTTCCATGTAACTCTGCAACTTAGATTTACGGAAAACAGAATCAAATCTCTTTAGTTCAGCATTATTATAATCTGATATTGCTGCTTTTACAATAGTTAGAATTTCATCTGCTGTGCGTGATGTCTTGCTTGGATTATACGTAATTTTGCCAATAATAGTGATATACTCATAATCAGGATCAATAATTTCTGGAATGATTGTTAATACATTTCTAGAACGAATCAGATTTTCCTTGATCTGCTCTTTTTGTAGAGTTGTCAGAACGTAGTTTGTTCTTGGCTTTAATGACAGGTAGACCTTGCCATATACGACTGGATCATTATCTTCACCGCCCCAGCAAGAGACCGCATCAATATAAGGAAAATCTCTAGTAATGATAGTCTCATAATCATTCTTGGTCACTGCACGATTTTGTACTGTATAGTGATATGGCGCGCGGAAACGAATTTGTTCGATTGTTTCCTTATCTGCTGCGCCATATGATGGAGTCGTAGAACTGACAACAACGTCACTGCTATATTTTCCACCAACTCTATCGATGAATGAGAAACTGTTAATGGCATTAGCTACAGAACCAACACTGTCAAGATAAGTGATGTTGATAATAGAACCAATCTTTGGAGTCTTACCGATGATATTATCACCGAACTGAACCACATAGTTTGAGTCGGTATCTTCTTCTATGAAATATGCGGCTGTATTACCTTGAACTAGAGTAATATCGTCATATTGATTATATACAGTGGTATAAGTATTTGCTCTGGATTCCTGTACAGAAACCATCAAAGTAGATGTATCTACATTGGAAGACGCAATCTTGAAACGGCGTCGAGTATTTTGAGCATCCATTTCAAACTGACGAGTAATTACTTCACCCTGTCTGATAACAACATTAGCAAAATTAAAAGCACCAGCTGTTTTAGAAACCGTGTTTGAATAAAGAGTAACAAATGGATAGTTAATACCGCTAATGTCAGCGCCTAGAAGTCTTGTATATTTGTCTAGAGTAAGAGTTTGTGCTGTAGTGTCCTCTGAACCAATAGTAGGAGTAACTGTAATGTTAATCTTTGTTTCCGCACCTTGACTGCTTCTTGGTGTATAATTCATCAACTTAGCAATTGATACCATGGATTCACGCAACTGGGCTGTGTCCATGAACGATTCGTTACCAACCATATTGAGATAGTAGCCCATATAGTGTGTATTATAGGCCAGCAAGTCAATGAGAACTGACATACCAGAACCTTCAAAGTCAAAGTCTTGAAATTCAGACTGACTGCGAAGATAGTTTTTCAGATTAGTTTTGATTGAGTCAAAATCAAGTTCTGATATTCTTAGTGAAGTGTTTGATGTACTCATCTAATGCGCTCTAGGAATAAGTTGATAGTCGCGGGTTCGTTTCTGTTTAGTATCGTTATAAAGAGTTTTACATTATAACCATTATTGTCATAATCAAAACTAACTCTCAAATCTTCAATCTTGACTCTAGGTTCAAAATTGGTAATAACCTCGCGAATAGCATTGTTTAGAAAATTGGCTGTAATTGGTGTTGCATTATCAAACAGTAGTTTTAATGCGTTTGAGCCGATATATGGCTGAAACGGCTTGTCGTAAAAATTAGTCAAAACTAGATTACGAACAGACCTCTTGATAGCCTCAATGCCTGTTTTTTTCATGACATCCTTTGTTGTCGGATGTGGCATGAAATCGAGGTCTAAATCTGCATAATCTTTTTTACGTGCGACTGTATTTACCATGTGATTATTTATGCTACCTTATCTTGGGCCGCCAGCGTTAGGATTCTTTGGCGGTGGAATTGAAATTTCCATATCTTCTGCTCCGTCTGCTGACTCCGAAGATCCGGAATTAAGATATATATTGCTTCCGTCCATTCCAATAATACCACCAGCTTTCATAGACATCTTGCCGCCAGATTCCTGACGCATTACACCAGAAGCCTTGATATCTACGCTGCCGCCAGTGGACTCAGCTTTCATTGCGCCTTCAGACTTAACGTCAATAGTGCTACCAGCATCTATCATGATCTTACCTGATGCACCAATACCAACGTCTACTTGACCAAGAATAGATACGGATTCTGTAGTCGATGAAAGAGATAGACCACCGTCAGAGATAATATTTGTTACACCCTCGGTTGTAATCTCTGTAGAACCTTCAATTTTGGTTGTCATGTTCTTTGCAGATGTGTCCATGTTACCACGAACAACCGTATTCATATTCTTGGCTGTAATATTCATATCGCCATGAACTACTGTATTATGATTACCATGAACAGTTGCATTATAATCGCCCTCAACCATCAGTGAACAATCGCCCTTTACAGTTACATCATGAACACCTGTTATGAGCATTTTGTTTTCACCAAATACCACTGTATATTGACCATTATGTGATACAAATTGCATAGAACCGTCTGGCAAACACTGAAACATAGAACCGGAACGGTGTTGTACTGTTATGCTTTCAGCGCCCTTACTATCATCAAGTGTAAGAGTATGTCCGGATCTTGTTCTGGTAGAAGTATAATTATTATAAGTTAATGCGCCAGATAATGATCTAGCGTCTTTTTTACCATCCCACTTTGGTTCAGTTTTAGTCTTAGAACTTGCGCTATCGTCTGCCATAATTTATCCTTTTACTTCAACGCTTGTAGTGCTGTTTTTCTACCCAACTTTACAACACCTGTTACTCCCATTGCAAAACCTGCCATTTTATTTACTTTATCTCTCGAAGGTAATCCAGGAGCAACGTTCTTTTGCATTTGAGTCACAGCCTTAGTTAATTCTTCTGTTGGTAATCTATTAAACATTTCATTTAATACTCCAGAAGATCCGCCAAACATATTAGCGCCAGGAAATACTCCAGGAAACTGTAATCCATTTGACATAAGAGAAGAAAATGCTTCCGCTAGTTTCTGCACTGGTTCAGGTAATAAACTTGTTATGGCGCCAGTCGCATCAATAGACATAGGAATATCACCAAATGGTCCACCAGTCATTGTAAAACTGACGGGCGGTAAACTATCTAATCCAGCTAAAGAAGGATTAGACTGCAATTGCTGAAACGCTCCAACTAGACCTGCTATATCTCGCGCGCCCGAGAGAAGATTGGCCGCAGTATCAAAAAATGTTGCTGGATTTACTTTGGTTGCGGTATTAAATGTTCCTGACTCTGCTATCTCTATTGTCTGCATTAGACCAGAAATAGCAGTTAATGCATTACCAATTTCTGGAGGAATATTCTTATATAATTCGCTTACTAATGCTTGAGGCATATTTGACATTAAAGAACCAATGCTCATGCTCATTCCAGGTAATTGACCTAATAAATCGCTTGTCAATATTTGAGAAAATGCTTGAGTGGCTGTCGATACGTTTGTAACCTGAGGTATTACCATTCCAACCAAGGGAGCAAGAGATGCTGTTGAAATAATACCTTTTGTCATATTGGTATTATAAGCACCTTTTTCTTTTGGTGGTCTAGTATCGGCTTCACCCTTACCTGCATCCGGCGGTTTATTAACATTAGGCATTTCATAGTTTCTGGCCAGTTTCAATGCTGGATTTTCCCAACCGCCCATTGTATTGCCAGGAATACCATTTTCTTCTGCAATATCAGGTAATGCACTCATAATTTGGAGATGATTTGTGCCACCCTGACCTTCGAACTTATAGCAAAGAACCGCTGTACCATTTTCTGGCGGTGGATTATTATTAATTGCGCCATGCTGAGTTCCCTGAGAAGCATTTCTGCTCCAAGCCTTGTGTCTTACATCGACGCCCGTTCCCTCAATTTCAGGAAAGATAACTTTTACACCACCAGACAACTCTGGGTCAAAGTTCTCAGTGTCGCCGTATCCTCCCTGACACACGATTCCGTATATCAATTTACCTTGATTAGGATAAGCCATTAAACAATACCTCCACCAACTGTATCAGCTACGCAATCCATTGTAGTTGTGCCGTAGCCACCTGCTTTTAATGTATGTGTTAAACTATGTATTAGATATAGACCAGAACCATAATTTTCGTACTTTTCTGTTTCTTTATTGATAAAATAAACTTCAATCATTCGACCTGCATGTAGAACTGGATTCCATGGTACTGTCAATCTCAAAGCAATCTTGTCTTGCTCAAGTAAATTCATTCTGGCCTGACGAAGCAGCAAGTGCTTTTCTACATCTGTATTACACGAATCCTGTCTCTTGGCTGAATTGAAATTGGTAAACGATGTCATATATTCACCACGACCAATACCGCAACCTCTCGCTTTATTTCCAAGCAAGTGATATGATTTCAGCATGGGATTTACAACGACCAAAGATGCCATCTGAGAACCATCTAAATCAACGCCGTTTAATATGTCAGATAGATAATCAAAATCGCAAGGAAAAGAATGTGTGAGAATAGATTCTGGATGACCATAACCAGCATGTACGCCAGTCTCTTGAAAGAAGAACCGAGCAACACCATTATTTGGCGCTGTCAAACTACGCAAAGACCTAAAGTGATGCAATCCTCTTGGATCACCAGACTTAAAGTTCTCATAAGTCATGTAGTGTATAAAAGACGGATCATCACCAGCTAGAGCAACGTCAGCCTGTTGATTAATTACCTGAAATGGGTGTATATTTTCAGCAATGTAATCTCTTGCTGGACCAGAAGTTTCAACATCCGTATTGATTGCATTAACACAAGTGCCTAAAATTTCGCTGACTATTGCTGACGGAGATACACACTTCCAAGATTTAGAAACAAGATTTCTAGCATCATTTAATAGAGTATCATCACAACCTTGCAGTGTAAATTCTTCTGTATTATTGTTGATAAGTTTTCTATTTTCTAATCTGTATATTCTGGTAGATGCTTCCATTCTGTCTAGCATATTAAAGCCATTAAGAATGGGTCTTATAACTTTTATATTGGCCACAGCAGACTTAAAATTATCAAAAATCTTTATGATTGGAGTCTGCATAAAACTGTGAAATTTCATTGACGTTTGCAGACCTGGAGTCAATAAACTTTCTGTCATTGTTATTTCTTTGGCACTTAGATCACGAAATAGATAATCATTGGTTCCATCAAAAGAAACCTCAAATGATGTGGTCGTAAGACCGTGAAGTTCTGGACTATCAACTTGTTTAGGTGTTTCCATAATTAAGGTCTTCTAAGAAATACTTTTTGATTTGTAAGATTTTCTAGTTCTGATACCAACTGATTGTAATATCTTGGTCTGATTATTTTAATAAGTCTCTTGTCATCATTTAATTTTTCCTCATAGTCGTAATACGTTACTCTATCTCTGGAAATCGTTTCGAATACGGTTCTACCTGCTACAGTGTATGTAGAAAAGTCTGTCGTGTCTGTTAGAGTATTGTACGCATCCATTGGTTCAGTAGGTAAATCAATAGAGAGAATTGAACCATTTGCCGAAGAAGAATTGCCTATCAAATATTGATAAAGACTGGCCTGTCCAGATGTGTTGGCTAAAACGATTTGACCGTTAGAACTATTCCAGGCAATTACTTCTCCAGAAAATGTATTTGTAGCATTTGATGGACCAACAAACGCAATTTCGCCTGGAGAAAAGTTAGTGGCACCAGCATCAAGTGTGAGTATTCCATCTGTAAGTTTTTTGTCGTTTATTACAAATCTGGTCGTATTAACAACTTGGGCCAATGGATTTTCTCTAGTGATGACTTTCTCATAGTGATGATAATTTGTTTTTGCCCACTCTATAGAACCATATTTTTTGATTATATATTTTTGAAATGTTCTGTCATCCATTGGCCAGTCATAATAAGGGTCATAAATGTTATTAGCATACAATATAACCCAGTGTGCTTCTGGTGTTCCATATATTCTGTCGGCTAAAGTTTCTGGTCTATCGCCATCACGGACGGAATAAAATTGATATGAATCGACGTTTGTTTCCATTACTTCTTTGATAATGCCGACACGAAACAATATGTTTGTGACCGTATCGCGCTCAGACAGTAGAGACTTGTCTACTGTATATCTTACTAGCGGAAACTTATCAAGAAAATTTGACATTAGAATCCTTCCAGAACTCTTCTCTTGTGAACAATTTCAATTTCTCTGAATCCAAGACTCAATCTTACAGCCACTGGACTACCATCTCTAAATGTAGAATACGCGCCGCTCTGAGGTGCATAGTCAATATCAATTCTCTCTAGAACGCAAGTATTGATGCGCGGCAAATTCAGATTTTCTATACCCTGTCTAAAGAATGTAATATCAAATTCAGCAGGTGGAACAAAAGCAAATCCTGCCAAGTCTAATTCTGGAGCAGCATGATATCTAAGTGTTCTGATAATTTCTCTTACTGTCTGTGCTTCCGATGCTGATCTCGGTGCTAAGAATAATTCAAACATCCACTGTCTCTGAGGACGAGTGGCAAATAGAACTTCAACACGAGGATTGATAGGATAGCCGGCAATCTTAGAACCGTTTTTCAATACTTGACCTGCCACATTGGTACCGACATCAAAAATTGTAGCAACTTTACCAGACAAGGAATCTGAAATACCTTTTGCTAGAGAAGACACAAGACTACCGCCCATTGCGGTAAGAGATGCTTCCTCGTATTTGTTATCTTCGGTATATACTAGACCGCCGTTAGGCATGTGCAAGGCTATTGATTCTTTAATTCTTCTTGTAAATCTCGGAATAGAAAACGCTTCTCTTTGACCTCTATCACCAGCTCCAAATCCATCGGAAGCATCTGACAAAATATTACCAAATCTTAGATTGTCGACCTTTGAATATTCATTGCTAAGTATGTTGGTTCTATAAGAATATGCAGACCTACTACCACCACCAAAATTTTCTGAGTATACTGGGACGTTGATGTTTATTACCATATAATGAGAGTTATCCTGCATAGTCAAATCTTCAGGAAAAATTCTGCTAGTAAAATCGTAAATGCTCTGTTCTAGACCTGTTGGGTCTTCTACTTTCAGATTTAGTAATTCATCCCAACTCGGCAACTCTCTTGGTGCTTGTTCTGGAAAATTTCCTGTTTCGCTGTCTGGTCGTATTGGTCGTCTGTCGCTCGGCGCCATTTTCTTTCCTTACGGTTGTTCTATATATTTATATGGCATATAAAGGTAAATTTTCACCAAAAAATCCCAAGAAATACAAAGGCAACCCAACGAACATCGTTTATCGTTCGTTATGGGAACTCAGGGTTATGAAGTATTTAGATGATAATCCCGCAATATTAGAGTGGGGATCAGAGGAATTGGCTATACCCTATGTGTGTCCAACAGACAATCGTATGCACAGATATTTTCCTGATTTCGTAGTAAAAGTAGCAACAAAAGATGGTGTTGTCCAGACCATGATTTTAGAGGTCAAGCCCAAAAAAGAAACAAGAGAGCCAGTCAAGAAGAAGAAAGTTACCAAGCAATATATCACTGAGGTCATGACATGGGGCAAAAATCAGGCCAAATGGAAAGCGGCTCAAGAATATTGTCTGGATCGTGGTTGGACATTCAAACTCTTAACGGAAGATCATCTGGGGATTAAATAAATATCTCTATGGCTACAAAATACACATCAAAAGAACTATTCGACTGGATGACAGAAAAAGCAAGAAGTGCTTCTTCTATGCGTAATAGACTTATGCAATTAGAGGGTCAGAAAAGAGGCACACCTGTTACGGGCAAAATGTTCTTTTTCAAGTATGATCCTAAGACCAAAGATAAGCTACCGATATACGACATTTATCCTCTGGTATTTCCGCTAGAACAATACAACGATGGATTCTTAGGATTAAACATTCATTATTTGGATGTAAATGCGCGTATCGGTCTATTAGGTCGTCTCCAAGAATATGCAACATCTAAAAAATATACACCAAAAACTAGGTTGCAAATATCATACGATCTTCTTAGTTCGTCAAAAAGTGTGAGTTCTATTATGGCACCAGCCGTAAAAAGATATCTGTTTGGTCATGTTCGCTCAAGATTTATAGAAATACCAGCAACAGAATGGGATAAAGCAGCACAACTATCCCTAGAACTATTCATAAGAAAAGGCTAAAATGTCCAATTTACCAGTAACAAACCCGCTATCAAATCTTACTATGAATGATATGAAGGCAGTCAGTTCGATGTATGGCGGTCTAGCCAAATCTGCTAGATTTGCTGTAAGAATTGCACCAGCTAAATTACATCTAGAAGCTAATTACGGACCTTTTCTTAGAGACTTCACTTATCTCTGTGAGGCCGCTGAGATGCCCGGTCGTGGATTCTTGAGTCTTGATGTTCGCTACTATGGACCAAATCAAAAATTGCCATATCAGACTCAATATGAAGACACAACAATGACTTTTCTATGTCGCTCGGAATCATTTGAAAGACAGTTCTTCGATGACTGGATGGAAATGATTAATCCAACAAACAGTTTTGATTTTAGCTATAGATCGGACTACGAAACAACGATAGAGATAATGCAATTGGCTGAATATTCAGCCGAAGCAGTTGTAGGACCAAATCAACCTGGCGCTAATAGAAAACCAAAAGAAACATACAGGATTACGCTATACAACGCTTATCCTACATTAATAAATCCGCAGCCAGTTACATGGGCTGACGATCAATTTCAAAGACTGGCTGTGACATTTACTTACCATAAGTGGCGCCGTGCTGGATATGATCCTGCTGTTACAAGTAATCCAGACCTTGTAAAAGGAAGAACTAACATAATGCGAGGAACAACTCCAAATAGAGAGTGAGGAATATAATATGCTGCCTAAGATTGATACGCCGATATATGATGTGAAAATACCGTCAACGGGACAAGAGATAAAGATCCGCCCGTTTCTGGTAAAAGAAGAAAAATTGCTGCTCATGGCCGTAAAAAGCAATGATCCGCAAGAAATTATTAACACAACAAAGCAGGTCATAAACAACTGCCTGATTGACTCTGACATAAACGTTGATGCTTTGCCGTTTTTTGATATAGACTATTTGTTTATAGCCCTGAGGGCTAAGTCTATAGGAGAAAAGATAGAGGTAAATTTCATTTGTCAGAACATGGTTGATAATAGTAAATGTGGAGGAAAATTTAAAGCTGAAATTGACATATCAAATGTTGAGGTTGTAAATAACGACAAATCTAGATTAGATATCAAGTTCAACGATAATCTGATTTTCAAGATGAAGTATCCAACTTATTCTATAATGAAACTAATAGACGGCAAAGAAGATGTAATTGAAAATAAGATTAAGATTATCTCAGCCTCTATAGATAGAATATTCAGTAAGGGACAATACTACAGCAGTAAAGACTTTACACCGGAAGAACTGAGAGATTTTCTAGAGAATTTGACTCAGCAGCAATTTGAAAAACTTGATGAGTTCATTACTGACTTTCCAACATTCTATGCTACAGGCAACGGCAAGTGCCCGAAGTGTGGAAAAGAGCATTCAGTGAGGTACAAAGACTTTGTAAATTTTTTTCGATAATGTTCGGGCATGATACTATAGTGAACCATTATAAGGTAAACTTTGCCCTAATGCAGCATCACAAGTATTCGCTGACCGAACTTGAAAATATGATACCATGGGAAAAGTATGTGTATATTGACTTGCTAACGGAACATTTAAGAAAACAAGAGCAAGACAGGCGCGACCTTGAAGCGGCGGCCAAATATAAGAAAAGACGATAATGGCAACAAATCCTATTAGCAGCGAAAGTCTGACAGTAAACTATCAAAGTCTAATGAAGATACCTGTTGGCGACCGTGTAAAAGCGGCACGAATGAGTTCTTTTGCAGAAGAATTGATGGCAGCACTTACGCCCTCTCAAATGGCTCTAGCATTTCCAGATTACTATAGAAGACAGTTACCAGACATTTCCAATTTCATTCTTGCAAACCGATATCTTGATTCTGGTGGTAAATTTCATCAGACAGGCGGCGGCCAGCAAGGTGCTGCATATCCATATTATGATGGACCTTCTGGCGTAGATCCAAATGCTAGTCCCGGCCGCAATAAATTGTCTGCGGAAGAAATGAAAGAAAAACTTCTAAAGAAAGGTATTGATGTAGATGGAATCTACAAACAAATTGGCGCAAGTCCAATATTAGAAGGTGATGAAAGAGTAGATTTTCTTAAAGGTGCTACCGATTCAGAATTGGCTAGTATGGGACTTCAAAGAGTTCAAGATGAAAATGGTAAGAGTTTGATTCAAATGTTGCCTGTAGAAGCATACAAGTTGACCGACGAAGAAGTATTAAAAAGAATGGCTGGTAAAGTTGCTCCTGGCACAGGTGAATTAGAAGGCACACAAAAAGTACAAAAGCAGGTATATGATTCCTTTATATCAGCAGGATTTACAGACAGTCAGGCTAAGGCTCTAACTGCTGAGGTAGGTAGAGAAAACGGATTTAAAGAGAATATTATTTTCGGCAGTCACATAGACGCTAACAACGGCAAAGTTAATGTGGGAACATTTAGCTGGCAAGGCGATAGAAGACCTGCTTTATTGAATTACTTGAAGCAACAAGGCGCATTAGACGAATATGGTAACATAATACCAGGTCAAAAAACATTAGATGCTATGGCTCAATTTACTAAATCTGAAATGGAAAATAATCCTGCATATGATAGAACAAAAAAACAGTTTTTGGAAAATCCTAACGTAACTCAAGAACAGGCAGCAGAAGTTCTTGGCAACAATTATATTCGTTGGGATATGACGGGTCAATACGGTCTTCGCAATCCGGCCGAACATGCGAAGAGGAGAGATGATTACTATGCACAAATTGAAGAAATAAATGAGAGTTTTCCAGGACTAATTCTTGAAAATGCTACACCTGATCAGATTGAATCTGCTAGACAGCAGATTATTCAAAACATGGACAAAACTGAATTAGATAACTTTACTAGAAAAATATACGAGCAACCGTCTGTTACTTCATCAGATTATATACCAGATAGAGTGATTGAAGAACAGGCTGGATTTAGAAAGTTGCCAATTAAACCAGAACTCAGAAATGCACTAGAGTATGCTGCCGAACAAAGCGGTCTAAAACTTAAAGTATTTTCTGGAGGACAAGACGAACACATTCATGATGCTATGGAAGCATCTGGTAATCCTTCATCTTGGAGACACAGCGTAGACATTGAAGGTATACCTGGAGCAGCGGATGTATTTTTGCAATATACTGACGAAAGCGGCAAACTAGTAACACTTAGCGCAACTAATCCAGAACATGCCCCAATAATCGCAGAGTTTACCAGAAATTTTTCTAGAGTTACTCCAAGTGCTGGTGTTGGCGCAAATTATATGAAAACTGGTGGTCAAGTTGATCCTACAAAATTTCACTATGGTGGTCCAAATGCTCCTGACGCTCCGGCAGCAACGTGGGGTAATATGCCAGCATATCTACAAGAAGCACATGCGGCAGGTGTCGCGCAGAGAGCATCAGATTTAGAATCTGGCATTGACCCGTTAAAAGAATGGATAGCAAAAAAAGAACAAGAAAAAAAATTAGCAGAAGCACAACAAACAACAGTGCCAGAAACTACTCCGCAAAAAGCACTCGGTGGTAATGTCTATGGCCTGAATGAAGATTTGACTCTGGTTGAAACAAATACTGGTAATCCTGTAGCACAAGTCAATGAGAATGAAAAACTGATAAAGCAGGGGAGCATGATGCAGGTTACTCCTGAGACAAAGATTGTTGCAGAACAACTATCAGACAACACATCCGTCAACACAACAGACGCAGAAGAACCACAAACATCTCCTGAGCCAACAAAACTCAATAAGCAAGTTGAGTTGCCGCCTCAAAGAGAAACTGATAATATGTGGAGAGAATCAATCAATGCTACAGCATATGATCCATCACCATCATATCAAAGAGCGATGAATAAGGCCAAGTATCAAAACACTGAAAGAGAAAGTCGTAGTTGGAGTCGGGCTAAAGTATCATAGAAAAGAGAGGAGCAAGTAAAGGAGAGAAACCTTGCCCCTCTCACGCTGCAAACTACTCGTTAGCCAGAGTCTTGAAGTAGTTCAAGTCCTCGTCTTCTTCGTCCTTCCAAGGTGCAGTATCTTCAACAGACTTGCGCGGCTTGGACGCTTCGAACGATGGCTCAGACTTGGCCGCTGACCTAGTAAGACCAGTCACAGATGCAGACTGAGCCTGCTCAGTAATACCAAGCACCTCGTTCAGCTTCCGCTTCAAGTCATCATAAGACTTGAAGTTCTTGGCATCCAAAAACTCCTTGAGAGAGTATTCAGACTTCCACAGCTTCTCCAACTTAGCATCGTCACCATCAAGAAGCGGTGATGGCGAATCAAAGCCAGAGAGATCGTAGTTGCGATAGCCCTCGACCTGACGGATCTTGATCTTGAAGTTGGCACCGTTCCAGAAATCGAACGGGTTCAGCGGCTTCTCGTCCTCATACTGAGGATTCATAGCAAGAGTGATCTTGTCGAAAATCTTCTTGCCGAACTTGTACAAGAAAACCTTACCCTCATTCTCAGGGTTCTTCGGATCAGTAACCACCATGATGTTAGAGATGTAAGTAAGACGGCGCTTCTGTGCGCGGGCCTGCTTACGCTGCGACGAGTTATCATCGCTGGTAGAGTTCCAGAGTTCGCTGTTATACTCAGACACAGGATCCTTCTGCCCGATAGTCGTGAGCGAGTTTTCGATATACCACTTACCGCCAGGACCCTGGAAACCGTGATTGAAGATGCGTACCCAAGGGAGTGCATCATCACCGTCTACAGCAGATGCAGGAAGGAAGCGAATGACTGCATAGCCATTGCCTGCCTTGTCTACCTCTGGCTGCCAGAAGCGAGTATCTTCCTTGCTGCCACCTTCCGATGGTGCATTGATCTTCTCGATTTCCTTGGTAAGACGGCCGATATCAGCCGAAGACTTCTTGAGGGATGCGAAATTTGACATTGTATGTTCTCCGTATTGCGTTGTATTGCGTTGTATGTTTTGTATAATAACAGGACAATCTCGCCCTGTCAAGCACTATTTAGTTTCTCTTTTAGAATTTGTTTGAACTTTTCTCTGTCCAGGTCTTGAAGCAGAAACGGAGCAAACTTCCGTGCCTTGAAACTAAACTTAGACCAGAGATAATCGTCGCCGAGTTTAGCATCAAACTTTGAAATGAACTGGATAAAAGCATCAAGGATGATTATTGATTCCAGAGATAGAGTGCCGAAGTTGTATTCTACCATGAACTTTGGATAACCAGTGTCGCTCATAGTGAATAGGTCTTTCAAGTCTTCTATCTTTTCCAATTCATTCTTAAAATTGTAGGACATGGACTGGACACTTTTCACATGACGCTTGGTAGCATCAAATGCATCATCATCCAGCATATCTCCAATCCATGCCCTATCTGCGAGGAAGTTGACTATCATGTGCGTCTTTACATCATCACACTTTCTGGCCAACTTCTCAAACTGAAATCTGTCTTTCCGAATCAGAAATGATTCCTTGCTGACATTTTTCGTTTTACCATTATACTTGAAGAAGTCGTATTTGTCAAGAGTAAAGTGATTCTTCAAGGCTAGGTAAAGACAGTAAGTCTCGTACCCTGAGAGTTTCATTTTAGTCTGTATATCTTGTTGGAATATCCGTAAGTTAAATCTGCATAATCATCTGGTAGATACACTTTACTAGGATCAATCACCAATTCAATCTTATCATAATTTACATATCTACGAAGATGTTCAAAGGTATTGGAAGTAAAGAACACTTCTTTTCCATCTAGTCTCTTGTCTAGCATAAATTCCCAATTCTTATATGCCAAATCTTCGTCTTGAAAAACGCACGACATCATTATAACATCTTCTTCATCAAAGTCAAACTTATTAATCGGATATGGAGGACAGTTGTTACCTATACAAGCAAGAACAGTTCCTGCATTGAGATATTCTTTTTGAATAGAACTGACAATATTAAGTCCGCACATTTTCGCTTGAATGTTTAAAATTCCAAAGTCTGCACATACAGTTAGAATCTTTTTACTAAAGAAATGCTGATAGTGATCAGAAATAAACTTGGCCATGTTAAATGAGTGTGTCGAAACAGTATGAGGCGAAATCATAGAAAACAGACCAGTATATGAATCTATTATTGTTCCTTTATATATTAGGAAATCAAATTCCAAGGTATTATTAATCAGAATATCATAATACCCATCTTGTAAATCGGCATCATATTCTTCGTTAGCAAAGAATGATTGGATTCTCTCACGCCAGATTTCAGCGTTAGGTCTTTCTGGTGTTAACAGATTTAAAATTGGACTGAGATTGTATATCATATCAAAATGGTAACTTGGTTGTGTTTGACTTTGGTAAAAAGTTGAGTTCTTCTGCTTCAATCTGAATTTTAGCCTTGAGTGCGGTCGATACTAACTTAGCCGCAGTCTCGACTTCCAATCCAGTATTCTCGCAGTGCATTAATATAGCATCCATATATGGCATCTTCTTTTTCTCCACCAACATCTCAATGCTGATGGAGAAGTTATTCACTTCATCTTTTGTGGGCATATTACTTCTTGCCCATGTCCGGTGTGTATTCCTTGGACAGTTTATAGTTTGTCTTCACATCAATCATCATCTTTTCTCCGTTGCGCTCAATCAATAGTTTAATATCTTCATCGTCGCCTCTCATCACAGCAAACTCAGAAATCAAATCATCAGCATTTGAAATTTCAATTCCGTTAGGATGATTGTTTGGTGTGTAGATTTCCAACAACTTATCACCCTCTTTTAGTCCTGCTTTGTCGGCTGCTCCATTAGGTTCAACAGATGCGAGTATAACAGAAGAGCGGTCGTCTGTCAAGTTTACAGATACATTTATTGCGCGCCATCTTACTTCACCAAACTTGTCCAAATCGTAAAGTACCTTCTTTACAAAATTGGATGGAAGACAGAAGCCGTATGAGCCGCCTTCTTTAGCCAGCATCATATCATTCACACAAACAACTTCCCCTTTGTCGTTGAAAGTTGGACCACCTGAGTTACCTTGATAAATCTTAGCATCAATCTGATCCATGAACTTTGGATTCTGACCCATGCGAATGTTCTTCGCTGACATGATACCTTCGGACACAGTCCATGCTAGACCCCAAGGATGACCGATGACGATTACCTTGTCACCAGGAACTATCTTTTCACTATCACCAAACGATAGAATTTCAGGAGTCTCTGTCTCTTTGAACGTATTCCAGTCTTCTAGAGCAACAATGGCCAAGTCTGCTATTTCATCTGAGTATAGCACCTTAGCATCATACTTTCTTTCGGAATCATCTGCAAAAACTGAAAGCTTTCCGTTGCCTTCGATTACATGATGATTTGTTACAATCATGTTGTCTTGAATCAGAAAGCCTGTGCCGATTCCGCCTTTGTCACCCTCTAGTTCATTTGCGATGAGAACAACACCATCTCTATTCTTATCAACAATCTGAGTGGTTGACATTTGACTACCTGGCAATTTTGGCAGATTGCAACCCGCCAACAACATAGCAAAGACCGCGGTTAATATGTACTTCATTATTCTGATCCTTTCTCAGGAGTTGTAGGACGCATAATCTCCATATCTGGAACTTTTGGCTTATACGTATCTTTCATTGCTGGCAAAATCTTTTCTATGATGTCTCCGATGACCTCAACAATGCTATCGGAACCGTCAGAAGGAATATCACCGCCAGCAGTCTTTGGTGGTATTCTATTGATGCGAACTTCTTTGCCTTCGACTAGTGCTTGTTTTGCCTTCTCAAACTCTGCTGCTCTATCATTTGAGTATTCGACAAAGTATGTTTTTGGTGCGTATCTTGGATATTCATAGTCGTACCAGTGTCCCGATTCGGACTGAAACAGACTGATATAGATTGCACCTTCGCTGTTCTCTGATGGATTGATTATGACAATAGACGCAAGTGTGCCTTTGACTTCTTCTTTTTCTTCTGCTGGCCAACCTTTGACTCCATCGAACGTGAAGTATATCATGTTGGCTAGAGCGACCACAAATAATATAGAAAGAAACTTGAGAGAATTACTTCTGAAATAAAATGCTGCTGCAATCACCAAAGCAATAAACAAAGCAAACAATAATATGATGTATTGTGTCATGGCGATTTATTCTGTCCTGTTCTGATACCAACATAGTCATTCTTGAATCGAATGATGTTCTTTTTGCTATCCATTGTGAAACGAACAACCGTCTTTTCTTGCCAAATACTTTCCATCGTCAACTCAATATGCTTCACAACATAATAAGACGGATTGATTTTGATTATTTCTACAATGATAGGAACGTTAACTGGCGATCCTGGTTGTGCAGCAGAAGTGGCCAGAGTTGACCTTAAACACGAATACACATGAACGTTTAATACGTATTCGCCAGGAAATGTACCGCGAAGAGTGACGAACTCTTTGTTGTCGGGATCAATTATGATTTCTTTTCCGTCTAACTGATAGACGCTTCTACGCTTGCCCATATCATCGCGCTCAAAATACATCAAGCCCGCTTCTGGGAATTTGTATGATACGATGTTGTTCTGCGGATCACGAACCCACATATCAACATCGCAGTCCATATCGTTGGGCCATTCTAGAGATAGAACATAGTCAGCATTCTTCTTGATACCTTCGCTGTTCTTCGTGATTGGTGCGATGAGAAGGGTAGTAAGAATGAATAAAACAACCGTGCCTGTCAGCAGGTTGATAAGCAGGTCGATGTATGCGGTACGGAAATCAAACTTTCTATGGCTCATCATATGTTACCGCATATAGCAAGCCCTTTGTTACAAGACTTGCGAGAATGCCAACCGCATTCGTATATAAAGCGATACCTAGACCAACAGACATGTTTGCGAGAAGAGTTGCTAGACTTGTAGGATCAGTTACAGAAGCGGATGTGATTCCAGATGAAAGCAAATAAATGAAGCCGACAACTGTACCTAACATACCAAGGGCTAACATTTGCTCGGAGAGAAACCAGCAGGCATCTACAATCTTGCTGGCAAAATCTTTAGTGTATGCTACGTAGCCGATTAGAGCAGTTGTTACTACGTAGAGTAGTGAGAGGACCGAAGTGATCATAGTCACATCATCATACCAAATCTTGGCGATAATACCGCTGTGCCATGCCCAGAATACACCAGTTGCCACAGCTAAGTTTGTAATCCACCAGATATAAAAAGGTTTAACTAATCTCATTCGGTCCTCACTTTGTTGCTTTTATTATTTAGTGATTACTCCAACCTGAGAGTAGCAACTCCACCCGCTACATTTAGCCCAGTCTGACCTGAAACAGACACAGGATTTAGTACAATACCTGATTCCAGACCACCGATGAGAGCATTTACGCCAACACCAAAGACTACAGAGGCTTCGGCATTAACACCAGTGTAGACACCCTTGAGTCCGCCGTTTGACCGACCATCGACGCCAAAGACTGCCCAGACAAGAGCCTGATTGCCAGTCACGCCAATATCAACGCCAAGACGCGAGAATGTTGCGCGATAGTGCTTCTTCTTTCCGTTAGTCTGAGTGAATACACATTCACCGTGCTTGACAGACCCGATGATAAGACCTGGTCCGCCATCAAGATGGCATGTGAGAGTGCCTAGATTGACACCATCAGCCTGAGCGGTGCCTGCCATTAGTCCAACGGCCATGAGAGCCGCAGCAATAGTTCTCTTAATCATTATTATTCTCCAGTTTTTGATACAAATTCATTTAGTTTCTTCGCCAGTTCAATGATCTGATTAGGATCAATGGTTGGTACATTTGGGAAAGGAGGCAGTTCAACTTCCTTGTTCTGTGATAGGGCGATAGATGCCCTCTCACGATCAAGATTCCAATCATTCTCTAGACGAATGCGTTCATTCATTAGATTTTCTGTGATGATTGATTGGGCCATTGCCAAAAGATCAAAGCGAATTTCGTAGGGAGTTTTTGACATGTTATATTCCTGTGTTGTGTGTTAAGGTGGGGAGGTTCTGTTTCCACGCCCTCCCCTGGCGCATGTTAGGCTGCTAGAGCCAAACGAGGTGCAAAGTTATCGTTTGCATTTAGAATTTGCGCTGTATACGACAGTCGCCTCTCGGTTATCTCCAATTCACTATTCTACGCTTGTCGAGCCTAATTCGCCCCCATCAAAGACACACGAAGACGATTTGCCGAAGCATTCTTACCCATCTTAAGGAACAGCTCCGT